ATCACGGCCTTCTTTTGCCGCCTCCTTCCAATCACCACACTGCAGCGCTGCATTATGGCGGTTAAATTTACTTAAGCGCGTAAGTCCCATATTAAACATCATGTTTGCTATAATTTGTTTAGCTTCTTCAGGATAACCATCCCAAGCATCATGTAATTTTTTACAATCTTCTACAACCGACTGCAAATCTTTGACAAAGCATTCGTTAACTCTATCCTCTGACACAGGAGTACCGACCGATAACCCATGTTCTGGTTCTCCTTCAAGGACGAGATGCCCAATTCCAAATGTTGCATAACCAAGATGGTCATTATATATTTCATAAACTACTCCTTCATCAACCATCAATTGCTCTCTTAATTGCTCGATGTCAATATCTTTATTTCTCATAAATTTCATAATTGTTTACCTCTCTATTTATTTATATAGGTTTGTTTGTTCATCCGTATCAAAATAGTTATTTGGATGAGTTTCCTTTACTTTATTTATAGTATCTATTGTATATTTAGAACTTATATTAAAGTTAAAATTAATTACTGTTTTTCTTTTTGTTACTTTTGGTGATTTGTGTATATAGGACGCTGGGAATATTAATAGCTGTCCTTCCGATACATCTGGTTTAAATACATTTCCTTCGTAATCTTGTAATAATGTTTGTTCGCCTTCTGGCAAATCTACATAATATACACCTACCCATTGGCAAAAAGAATGGTTATGCCAATTATCGTAATCACCTTTATCCATTCTATGAAACCACATCATATCAACATTAATCTGATAATTTAATTTAGTTTCTGGTCTTACTGCAACTTCTCTTGCAAATTGTTTTACTAAAGGTGCAACTCTCTGCCAAAAACTTATTTTATATATTTGGTCATCTGATTTATCTATTTCTGGTGGTGGTATTTCTATATATCCCGTTGTAGCTTCTGGTTCATGCCATGTCGCATAATGTCTTGAATGTTGAAACTCTGGATAATTTGCATTTATTGATTTAGTATGGTTATAACCATCATAATGACTTACAGGTTGTTTTTGTGACTGTTTGCCAGTAGGTGTAGAATCTATTAAAGCTCTTAGCTTATCATTAAAATCTATATGATTGCTAGGAGTATAAGTCCAATAATTTACCACCATATATCATCCCCTAGAAATATATCTTCTAATGCACCGATAAAAATAACACCAAGTATTATCCAAAACCATTTTGCATATTTATCCATTTGGGTCCTTATTAAATGTCCATGTAGTTGTTTCTTCAACTTCCTTTATAAATTCTTTTGATATATCATGGTCAGCAACAACTGTTCCACAGCCACCATTATTTGTTCCATAATCTGATACATAAAATTTATTATCTTTATATTCTAAATTATTAGGGACAGACACATTATGTTTTTCGTGTAAGTTCATAGGGTATTCTTCGTTTTTATCTACATTGGTAATTAAAAGTTTATTACATGTTTTATCTTTCCATGCTTTTTCAATTAACGATATATCATCAGTCATACCCTTTATATAATCTTCTCCAGTCATAAATGTTGGAGTACTATTAAATATATCTGGTCGTACATTTATTTCTAAAAAATACCATTCACCAGTAGAGGTATATGCACCACAAAAACTTCCTTCGTAATTACCACCCAGATATGCTATCTTTTCTAAATATGCTTCAGCTTCTTTTCTTACAATAATATCTACTTCAGGTTTTAATGGTTTAATATATGAACCTATGTACCAAACATTTTGGTCTATTGTTTTATTTAAATTTTCACCTATAATTTCTTGTGTATGCGTAATTCTATATTCGCCATTTACAACTACAAAGAATACATTTGTTTCTATCATATCACTGATATATTCTTCTATAAAATACTCTTCACTAGTATCTCCGCTTTGGGGATGCAGGGTAGACTTTACCTTTTCTATTGCTCTCTCTGCATCTGCTTCATTAAATAAATTTACAGCTGGTGACCAAACATTAGCAGGTTTTTCTATAGCAGGAAATGTCAGATTAGTACCATAATCTGCATCAGAATATTTTCCTTGTTTTATTATACCAGGTGTTTTTACACCAACAGTATCTGCCATTCTTTTAGAAAATAATTTATCTGTTTCTAGTTGTGCCGCTATTTCTGATGGTCCAATATATTGAACCTTGTCTTGAAAATGGGTATGTAAATATGCTTTACGAGGGTCAGCAACTTGTAATATATCAATGTCATAATAGTCGATAAACTTTTCAATATATTTAATTAGTCCTTCTTTATCTGCACTGTTAATAACAATGTTATCTTGTTCTGTTAATGTGTGTATACCACAAGCGTTTTCATAGCTTGTAGACCCATGCCAATTACTATAAACATTATGCTCTTTATTCTGAGCAAAATGCAGCAATGTATGGAAATGGTTTTTAGGTAATTGAATATTCAATATGTTCATAATAAAAGATTTGTGTTATGATGTAGTCATAAAAACAGTAAAGCATAAAGGGCTGTCAGTTACATCTGTCCCCCAAGGTGTAGTTGATATTGGTGCATTTTTATGTGGAATACTCGAATCAAATGAAAGACATTTATTATATGCAAAAGTTTTTGATGCGATATCAGTAAGTTTATCTGATGTAAGTTTTAAATAATCTTGCATTTCTGCTGATTCATCTAAATCTTTAGCTTCATAAAATTCAAACCATGCTGACTCTGTTTCAACATCGTCTGGAGTAATATAAACATTTGCAATATAATCTACTTTCATATTAGTATCTTTTAAAAGTAAATATTGGTCTGTATGAACAAATGGTGATTCAGATGAAGCAGTATTATATTGGCAATAAGTTTTATAGTCAGTAACTAATCCTATATCTTTTTGTACTTCAGTAATTACTTCTAGTGTAGCTTTACCTAAAGCATTCTCTTCTTTTGATACGTCTTTACTTATATGACAAACCCACTCTTCTCCACCATCAAGTATTTCTGGGTGGTTATCATTTGTATAATAATCTAGTGTAAGTGCTTGTGCTCTTACATCGTCTGGGTTGTTAAGTATGTTACTTGTTTCTTTTAAAAATTTCATTAATATTCCTTAATCGTATGTAAATACTGCTGTTCCAGTTCCTATAGTATAAAAGCTTGCTCCTTGATATGCAGTAACACCATTTGTTGTTGTGCTAGCATTCGTTCTTAGTAGTGTCTGACCTGCAATTGTTAAACTTGTCCAATTTGTATTTACACTAGTACCAACCCATAGAATACGAAAAAATCCACTACCCATATTTGCAAAGCCGCTAAGGTCCGGACCGCCGAATGGCATCGATGTTGGAGACAAGTTAGAGCTAGAGAATTGAGAGATTTTTCCCTGAGGGCCTGTTGATGTATATGTAATTGTTACTGTAGATGGTCCATGGCTATATCCTCTAAATTCTCCCATACCATAAGGCGCGCCATCTTTAGGGTCGGAACCAGTTTTTGCTGCGTCAGATAATGTTTTAAGAGAATTACTTGATACTGTATCAACTTCAGTATTGATAGCAGATATGCTTACATTTGTTTGTGGTATATCTGCCATTACTTGATTATCCCCGCAATTAAATCCTCAAAGGCTTCTACTTTTTCTGTTCTTTTTGGCCAGTAGATATAATCCTTTTCCGGATTTGCTTTTAAATTTGATAGTAAAGGTAAGATTGCATTATATAAACTATTTAACTTTTCTTCTGACTCTTCAGCTTTACCAGCTGTTGATTCTAATTTTTGAGTTTGCTTTTGTACTACTTCTAGTTCATCTTCGTCTACAGCAGTAAATCCAAAATCGAACTGGTCTATATCTATGCTCATATTTCTTCCTCGTTATTATATTTATACTTCCTAGGTATAACTTTTGACTTATCTTTATGAATTTGTGTAATAGAATGAGATGGTTGTTCTTTACGTGCTTTTATTTCTGGTTTCTTTTTACCAAAGGCAAGCTCCCATCCATCAGCGTACGCGTCTTCGTTTGAGTTCCTTCTCTTAGAACCCTTTCCTCCATGCCATTGTTTAGACGTATCCATTATACCACATATATATTACTGCACCAATTAATAAAATCGCTATTACACTACTAATTATTCTCTTACGAAATAAAGTTTTTTGTTTCTTATAGTAGGTTTCTAAATTAAGAACTTCTTTAATTCTATCGATATTACTCATTAGTTAAATACAACTCCACCTCTTCGTACTAACTCGTTTTTAATCTTTTGTTTGTCTTTTGGACGAGTATTAGCTTGGTTATATTTTTCTATAAGTTCTGCTTTTGCAAACCCCTTTATATACGGGTGTACTGTTGTAGCTTTTTTCGTAACTCTATCTATTGTTGTGTGTGATTTTCCTAATTTTATTGGCATAATATTCTCCTATTTTATTCTTTTAACGCTTCCCTTTAAGTTAGCAAGATACGCAAACATATCTACTGAAGGAAACTCTCTTTTCAAATCAAGTAAAGCTTTTAAATTTTCTTTGTGGTCATCAAAGAGTCTTATTCTAGCATACTCTCCTGTTTTTAAATACTTTCTAAATATAACTTTTTTATTTTCAGCACTTGAGCCGCTCATGTTACCAGCTCTTTCTATATATACATCTTTCATTGGTATACCATGAGATTCAAATGTCTTTACAAAAAGCTTTTTATCATCCATGTTAGCTCTTGCTGTGACAATAATAACTTTTGAACCTTTAGCAGTAGCATTACGTATAATTGCTTTTGCTTTATCTACCATTCGACCTATAGGAGTAGCAGTTTGATAAAACAGCTTTGCTGATTTAAACTCACCATAATCATACTCTTCATGCTTTCTTAGCTTATAACTATTAAACTCCATAGGAGTCAAAGCTTTTGTTTTTCCAGTATTTGTATTCACTACTATTACACGAGCTTTTGAGACAAACAAAGTATCATCTATATCAAATATAGTTAATCCTTTACCTGCTTTTTCTGCTAAAAATTCGTTAAACTTTTTCATAGATATATTATACCACACTTTTTATTAAATGTAAATATCTATTTATAAGTTTTTTACTTGCAGTATGTCTTTATTGCCTCAATTTTATCATGTGCATCAGCTATCTTTTCAACTTCTTTTTCAATAGTTTCTACAATATCGATATGTTCACCGATACCTACTGGATTTCGTTGATAGACTAATATATTAGCATGTGCTACTACAATCTCGCCTTCTAGTTTTTTAATTAAAGCTTCTAATAGATAATTCATTTTATCTCCCAAATAATTTTCTACGTTTATATTCAGCTATTGTTTCCAATAACTTTTTTGTCCATCTGTCTCTATCTTCTATAAAGACTTGTGGTCCTTCATCGCCGGCAATACAAACAACTAATTGTTTTATTGGTACACCAGTTCTTTCTTCCCACATAATTGCATAAGCTGAGCATTGCATAAAGTATGAACTAATCCATTCTTTCTTTTTTAACTTACGCGATGTTTTCCAATCAATGATTGAATCAACACCTTTCCATTGACCAACTAAATCTACTCTTCCAGCTAAACCTAAGTGTTTAGAATAAAGAGGAGCTTCTTGTTGATAAACCTTTGTAACACTTTCGTCTAAGACGGGTTGTATATCTTTAAATGTTTGTACATTATGCGGCATTTCTCCTTTAAGATAGTCAGGGTCATTTGCTACGTATTTTTCTATGATGTTATGAACTGTTGTTCCACGACTACTTGCAATACGCGATACTCTATTTGCTTCTTCTTCGCCTACACGCGCGCGCCAGGCTTGTATCGCTTCTTCTGAAAGTATTGATAATACTGTCGTAACTGATGCGTACTTATTTCCTTCTGGGTCTGTATAAAATCTCCCTTTATCTCCCGTAACTGCTTCAAGGTCATTATAACCTAGGTCAACTGCTTCATGTTTAAACTTCATTTTGTTTTGATATTACTCCTATCTTTTGGTGGCATGCCGGATTTAATTCTATCTTGTACTTCTTTCCATCCACTACCTGCTCTTGAAAGTACTGATTGACCACCGTCATGGTCTATATGAGGTGCTGTTAAATATACTCGTTTTAGTTGAGGATTGTCTTTTAAGAAATCATCATACTCTGATATCTTTAAGATGCGTTCTTCAACTTCACCAGTTTCTTTATTTTCAAAATCATATGTTGGCATTATAGTATCCTTTCAAGTATAAAGACTAATGGAATAAAAACATATAGTCCTAATAGTAATCTTTCTGCTCTTTTAAATTGTTTTTCAGTTGGCATTTAATATCTCCTTTAATCTTCTTTGTGTTGTAGCTTCATCATGACATAAGTAATGATTTATATACCATTCAATAAATTGTTTTGCATATACTGGTCTATACCATGACAAATCATTTACCAAGTTTTCTAGTTGTGGCAATGTTTGTAATTTTTGAGTAGCCCAATGATATTCAGGCCAGCCATGAGATATAATTGGTACTTCATGCATAAGACATTCTATACCGGCTGTTGAGTTATCTACAATTGCTACTCTTGTTTTTGGTAATATACTATGTATACAATCAAATCCTGTTATAACATGATGACCAGCATCTTTCCATTTTTTTACAAGTGTTTTATTTTTATATCTTGGATGTAATTTAATAACTAGGTTTTCATTCTTTAATTTATTTATAATCATATCCATTCTTTTAATATGGTCACCAAAGCCAAATCCATTTACTGTTTCATCATCTGGCATTTGACCTATAATTAATATATGGTCGTCTTTTATATCTTTAGCATCTCTCCATTTAAGTAATACTGAATCGTCCCATTTGTTTGGCTTAGTATTTTTTAATTGCAATATACTTTCCCAATCCATCTGTTCTATGTCGTCATTTATATCTGGCCTTGTGTACGAGAGTGCACTTGAATTCGCATATCCTATGGTATCTATTGCAAAGTGACGACTCGTGGGCGCTGTAGGTTTAACAATAAATGTATTTTTAGTATTAGTTGTGGTATGATTATAAAAATTATAATCTGCTGCACTATCATCAACAGCTTCGATATGACCTAAATTATTCATAGCACCACGAATTATATCGTAATACTTATTAGCGATTTTTTCAAATTTATAATCGTGAAATTTATACAGCATTGAACCATTTTGGCTGTGGACGTTTTGTCCATGCCATATTAAACTTTGCTTGTTTAGTATGATAGAATGCACGATAAGATTTAACTGCATCTTCAAACATACATTCAGGATTAGAACCCATTGCAAGTTTGAATGGAGTCATTCCTTTCATTGGAATATTATTTGGTGAATGCACTAGATGTTTTCTTAGTTTTGTATCTGTTGAATGAACTTTACCATACCTATATGTATATTCATCGCATAATCCTATAAAGTGTTTGTAATGCCAATCATAATTAGCTTTAGATTCTCTTGTCCATATAGTTGATGGATGATTGAAATGGCATGCTTTGTATACTATATCTTCACGGTCATCATGAAGTTTCCAATACTGAAGCATTGCACCTGATTTAGATGGTCTACGTTCCATAGTACCATCAAGCATACGATGAACAGTTGATAGCATTTGAGCTGATTCAACAATCATTTTAACAACATGTTTGTCGCATTGCTCTTGTGCTGCAATTACTGGGTCATTATCTAGTATGAATATATTCATGCTGCTACCTGTGCTAGATGTTTACAAGAACCTCTGAATTTAAAGCCAGGACATGAACATTTGTTGTCAACAATAGTATACGTATTACCGTTACTACCTTTGACTGTAATTGCTCCATCTGGTAATTCTTCAGGCCATTCTCCAATTAGTTTAAACTTACGTCTTGACTTTGAAAACTGTTTTATAGGAGTTTTAAACTCTTTGTAAGCTTTACCTTGAGGCATATAACCTATAAGATAGCCGTGGCTATTGACATAGTAGTCGCCGTTTGATATTTGCTGGTCACCCCAGTCTGTTATTTCGCGTAGTATTTGTATCATAATATATATTATACCATAGTTTGGCATAAATGTAAAGGATTATTTTACTAATAATCCAGGGAAGGTATCATTTACTAATCTTTTAGTTATACCTTTCGATTTCATTTTTTTATCCTTAGCTGCAATAAGTAATTCAGCTTCTTCTGGATTAAGTGACTCTAATAGATTTAAAAACAAACCTTCTCTCTTAAGAGGTTTCATTCCACTAGATACTGGTCCTTTAAAGAAATACTTGAATTGTGTATATGCTTTATTTAATATTGTATACTCATAACCTTTAGGTGCGTCATCTTGTTTATAAGACGGAGCTCCTAATGGTAACACTGATACTATACTATCATCATACTGAATTCTCAATATGTCTGTAAGACCTGGTGATTTATTTAATCGTAAGAACTTTATACGCTCTTCACGAATTACGATTTTGCCTGCTTCTGCTAGGACTTCGGATACTAATTTTCTAGCCATTGTAAAATTCCTCGACGACTTCAATCAAATGATTCCATCTTTTTTTAATTAAATAGTTTAACACTCTCATGTTAGGCGTTTTTGTTTGCCCGTTAAAAGTATTTATAATACTTTCTTGTATGTTTTCTGGTATATCAGTTAAATCAATAAGTTTTTTATTACGTTGATAGTTACGATATATCTCATCATCCATGTGTTCTCTTAGATTATCAGCATTTTCTAACCAATTATCTATCTTTGTTTGTCTTAAAGGAGTTTGGCTTTTTTCTGATATAAATGTATCGTCAGCTGAGAGAACGTTTGGTATACCATCACCACTATCTCCTCTCATAACATGATTAAATAAATAAGTTCTTGGATTTTTATCTTTAACAAATTTCTTTTGTATAGGACTGAATTGTTTTACGTTATTATATTTTTGTAGCTGTATAAAGTCTTTATCAGATGATATAATCATAACAGGTTCTGCTTGACCAAACTCTTGTGTTTGCATTGTAAGTGTACCAATAACATCATCAGCTTCTACACCTTCTAAATGTACAACTTTGTATGGCATATATTCGTTTATTTCGTCTCTTACAGTATGTAGAATCCTAAAGATTTCTGACCAATCTTGACCTGAACTATCTCTGTTCTTTTTACGAGATGCTTTATATTCTGGAAAGAATTCTTTTCTCCATGTATTCATGCCATCAGCACATATAACAAGTTGTCCATATTCTTCTCTATATCTTTTGTTATACATTCTAATACTGTTAAGTATCATATGCCTTATCATGCTTTCATCATTAAGTTTTTGCACTATTATATTAGATAGCGCGATTTGTGAATAATCAATTAGTATCATCTGGGTCCTCTTCCGGCGGGTCTAAATCAAAATCAGGAGTAAAGAGAATTTCTTGGTCACTACCTTCTGGCGTGAATACAAAATCAGCTAAATCATGATTTGCTTCTTCATTAATAAGAATCATTTCTTTTACTTTTATATAAGCATTATCAAGTGTTTGATGTAGACCATGAGGTATACCATAATAACGATTAAACATTGCATTTAATAAATTTACTATAACAAACATATCTCTAGATTCTTGGACTGTTTCATCTCTGAAATTTAAATCCATTAACCCTTCACTTACTTGACCAGTATTGATAAACTCTTCCATCACTTCCATAAGTATATGAGATGATTCTACACATTCATTACTTAATTCGTCTAGGATTTCTGATTCTTCTTTTTGCGTTAATTCTTCTTTCGTTGGAAATTGAATAACATTATCTTTATACTTTTTAGTCATATACCTATATTATACCATACTTTTGAGCAAATGTAAAGGATTATTTTAAGTTTTTTACTGCATTCCCACCAATTCTGCAATTGATTATACCATTATAGTAATCTTCACTTAATAAAACTTCTTTGTCAAATTGTTCTTTTGCTTCATAATACGCGCACTCACCTTTAGTTTTACACAGGTAGATTATTTCTCTATAAAAAAAATCTTCTCCCATTTTAAGTACATCTTCTTGTAAGTGTTTATTAGAACCATAGTATGTACGCCAATCAGATTCGACTTTAAGTCTTTGACGTCTTTTTCTTTTCTTAGTTATAGGTAATGTTTTAGGCTTCCAAAAGAATTTTTTGCCTATATATTTTTTGTTTGTAGCTCGATTAGTTATACAATATACAAATCCATACCAATCCTTTCCATATCTTTCAAATGTAAAAGGTTCATCAGGAGTAAATTTTAGTCCTTGATATATCCAATTATTCATTAAAGTCTAATTCTTCTGAATCATCTGTAGGTTCGCCACAATGTGGACAAAAATTTATTTTAATAGGCTCATCTGGTTTAATCACTATTCGTGAATAGCAATATTCACATTCTAAAATCATCCTTCAGTAAGCAGAGTTCTTCTGCCAGCAACATGCTCTTTTAATTCTACATAACCACCAATCGATTGTCCATCAATTTTGATTTGTGGAAAAGTTCTTGCTCCTGGAAAGAGTTCAAAGAGTTGTTCTCTTGTGAAATCTACATCCAATTGATTATAACTATAATCTAATTTTTCCTGTTGACATAGTTGTTTTGCCATATCGCAATAAGGACATTGCGTTTTTCCATATATTTCTATCATGTTTTTAATCCTAAATTTATTGCCCAAAATGCAAAGAGCATAAATCCAAATACAGAGACTTGAATTATTGATGCCCAAAATATCTGCCTCATTGGGTGTATTTCTGTTAATCTTTCTACAATGTCTTCACTTGGTGCAAGGTTAACTGCTTGTAGTACTTTTTCTTCAGTTGTTTTGCTCATAGCGTTTCTATATATTTACCTAGCATTTCCATATCTGCACTTGATAACATTCCAGCCTGAGCCCACATTGTCGAACTCATAGGTCCAACTTCTCCTCTGTTTTTATACGTATTTAATCTATCAGTGATATAATCAGCTGACTGACCGGCAAGTTTTGGAAACACTGCCATACCTTCGCCTTGTTGACCGTGGCATGCTGCGCAACCTGACCATAAAGGTTTAATTGCACTAAATTCATCCATTGCAGCAAGAGCTTGTTTTGCTTTTAATATATCTACACTCGTTCCATTTATTCTTACATATTCTTCGTAGCATTCTCCTGTGCATGAATGTCCTCCACCATATCCAGAGTATTCTAGATTTGGATATACTTTCATTGCAAAAAATAATCCTATTGCCAAACATCCTAATAATGTCATTCCTAATTCTCTCATAAGCTTAATCCTTTTAATGTTGAATCATCAACGTCCTGTTTAACTCCACCAGTTATATACGAAGTTATTTCTGTTTCCTGTGGAGCGACTTGTACGTTTCCTCCAGATATCCACTTTTCCGTCCAAGGCAGTGGATTCATCTGAGGAACTGTGTATGGGCAATGTAAACCTATTGCTCTCATTCGTTTACATCCTATCCATTCTACGTAATTTTCTAATATTGTTTCGTTTAAACCAATCATTGAACCATCTTTAAATAAGTATCTTGCCCATGCTTTTTCTTGTTCAATAACATCTACAAATAATTTAATAGCTTGTTCTTCATTCTTTTTAGCTATCTTTTCGAAATCTTTATCTTCTTTTAATAGATTCTTAATCATAACAGTAGTTGCTGCAAGATGAGTATTTTCATCTCTTGCTATAAACTTAATAATCTTAGCATTACCTTCCATCTTTTTAAGTTCAGCAAATGCCCAACTGCAGGCGAAGGAAACATAAAAACGTATTCCTTCTAGAGCATTCGCTGAAAGCATTGCCATATATAATGATGTCTTATGTTGCATTTTATTAGTGGCTGAATTATTATCTGTTATTAAATCATCATAGTATCTTGCAATATCAGAGCCACAATCCATAATTTCTTTTACATCAAGCATTGAATCAAATACTATCGATGGGTTTGCATAAATGTTCCTAATAATATGAGTATAAGAACGAGAATGTATAGTTTCAAAAAACGACCAGGTTTCGACCCAGTTTTCAACTTCGGGTAACGAACATATAGGTAAGAAAGCAAGGTTCGGGGCCCTACCTTGTACAGAGTCCAAAAGTATTTGCCTTTTGAGATTAGATGTGAATATATGTTGTTCATGGTCAGTTAATTCTCCAAAGTCTTTTTTGTCTTTTGATACATCTACTTCTTCTGGTCTCCAAAAGAATCCTAGTTGTTTTTCCGTAATTTTATCTATTTGTGGATATTTAAGTTGGTCATAACGAGCGACATCAACTGGCTCGTCTAAAAACATATTTTTTTCTAAGTGTGATTTTTTATTTTTGTGTAGTATTGCCATTAGGATTCCATGATATTGTTGATTTTGTTTCTATTGCATCTTGTGCGCATTGTATATATTCCTTGTCTTCTTCTGAAAGTACTGACCAAAATTTACTTATTGTAAGTGTATGGTCATAAACTACTTGTGGTCTTTTAAAATGGTAATCTTCTTCCATCCAAGCTTGAAGAATATCCATTCTTGTATTGATTTTATTTTTTAAATCTTGCATGAATCGCAGTCCTCATCATCTATTATTTCTGTTCCATCATACGTATGATGTTCATCTTCTTTCATTTCACCTGCGCCGTCATGAGTATTAAAGTAATATAGTTGTTTTAAACCA